TCAATCCTGGTCCTATTCCACCTGGATAGCATGGGGATAATACATAATTTCCACACACGTCTGCTTGTTGAATTTCATATGGTAAATAATCGTATGGCCAATTGGTATAATTACTCCAACCATTTCGTAAGTCGACATCGCTTCGTTGGAAGAACCACATCCAATTGGAGACCATTCCACGCGAGTCTAACTCCACTCGATTACTACCTGTAATGTTTTTAAAGGAATATTCATGGACTTCTTTAATCAAATATTTCTGTTCTTTCAGTGCAAATACTTTCACTTCGTCTTCCGATAAAAAGCAATACGTAGATAACATATGAATATCTGCGTCCCAATTGGTTCGCAAATCGCTATAATTCAAGGAAATATCTGGTGGCGGTTGTAAAAAACGATAAAATTGGTGTTCTGCTACATTAAAATTCGCACGAACATAAGGCAATCGTGAATCTGTCACATCACGAATAACAAATAATTCCCGTATAGGTCGCATGACCACTTCTATATGAAGTTCATTGTATTGTAAACTAGCCAAAGGGAAAGCGGTTTTACTAGTATTGGTAAACCATGTATTTAATGGAATATACAATTTTCGCCCATGAATGGATGGTTCTGGACCTTGTTTGGCTGACGTATGATAAGCATTTGGATATTGATTCACACGAGCACCGGTATTTGCAGGGTCGTGTAATTCAGGTACATTACCAGTCATTTTATTAAATAAATCTTTTTTCACTTGACTGAAATCTCTTTCTACTAAATTATGTAAGTATTGGCCACTGAATTTTTGCAAAATCTGCCGTCCAACCGTAATGGTAATTTCTTTAATCATTTGTGCACCAAGATCTTTGACCCATTTGAATTCGTAAGGACGCCATTCACCTGAACAATCTTGTGGAGGATAAATTGGACTCCATATTGTAGGTAAATTTACTACCACGTATGTATCCATCAATAAATCAGCATATCGGGGTATTTTAAATGTGAATTTTGATTCTTCATTTAAATATAATTTTCGCTGTCCATTAAAATCAATACGGAATTTCTGCATACCGAAATTTGTATATTTTGCATAGGTACTTGTAAAAAATGTTTTTGAAGGATTTCCATTTAATATTACGTTTTGATTTCCATAAGATACAATATTTAGTAATCCACCTGGCATTATTATGTATGATAAATGAGATATATATATAATCTGTTATTATTTTTATTTTCTTATATTGAAAAATATATATTATAGTATTATATTATATAAATATTATTACCTTTTTACTTTTATTTTTAATTTTAATTTTAATTTTTACTTTTTTATTTAATATATCCCATCATGAATATAAAAAATACACAACCATTGACAAATCGTGTTCAACATGTATTGACCAACTTATATCGCCAATTACCGACTTTTTCCATGACTCAAATAATGATGTTTGCTATGATTGTTATCTTGATATTATTAATCATATCTTTTATACAATCACGATTGTCGTTGAGAAAGTCAGAATGTACCGCTTTAAAAAAAGTATATACCGATTTTCCGGCCATCTCGTCGGTTTCCACGAAACATTACGAACATCCATTGCGAGATTATTATATTAAAACCGCATACAATTGCTGTGCTCCCGGAAATATGAAAAATAGTTTTGTGGATTTATGTGCATTGAAAACGGTCATTCAACAAGGTGCCCGTTGTTTGGATTTTGAAATATATTCCGTTAACAATGAACCGGTTATAGCAACATCGAGTGAAGATGAATATACCATTAAAGAATCGTATAATAGTATTCCTTTTGCAGAGGCAATGAAAACCGTTGGTGATTATGCATTTAGTGGTAGTAGTTGTCCGAATCCAAATGACCCACTTATATTGCATTTCCGTGTGAAAAGTAATAATAAAAAAATATACGAAGATATGGCAAAAGCCATTTATCAATATTTAGAACAATATAGCCTTGGGAAAGATTACAGTTATGAATATGGTGGTAAAAATATAGGCACACTTCCATTAAAAACATTTTTAGGTAAAATCATCATTTCCGTGGATAAATCCAATCCATTGTTTCAACAAACCGATTTAGATGAGTATGTCAATATAGGCAGTAATTCTGTATTTATGCGTGCATTGCGATACAAAGATGTTGCATATACACATGATATGAACGAACTAGTAGAATATAATAAGAAAAATATGACCATCGTATTGCCTGATGTACAAGCCAATGATACGAATCCATCTGCGTCGTTGGCAATGAAATATGGATGTCAAATGGTCGGTATGTCGTTTCAGAATTTTGACAATAACATGGAATTCTACGATTTGTTTTTCGACAACGATGGTTATGCTTTTGTATTAAAACCGGAAAGTTTACGTTATGTTCCAGTAACTATTGAAGCCCCATCACCACCACCAAAAGACCAATCGTATGAACCTCGTGTGAAAAAGACCGACTATTATAATTTTACGATATAAGTTTCAGTTCGACCGACCCGTTATTATAATTATATTATAATTATCTATACAATATATAATTATATACGATGAATTTAAAAGAAAAAGAATTGGAGATATTGCGGAATGCAGTAGACCGTGCAGAATTAAAACAAGCAAAAAAAGCAGTCAATATACCAGAAGTGAAAGAAATCATATCCATTGTGGAACATTTTTTACGAGATAAAAAATTAGTTTGTTATGGTGGGACAGCAATCAATAATATTTTACCAGAAGAAGACCAATTTTACGACAAGAGTATTGAAATACCAGATTATGATTTTTTCTCGGACGATGCATTAAAAGATGCAAAGGAATTAGCAAACATATATTATAAAGCTGGATACAATGAGGTGGAAGCAAAATCTGGTCAACATTATGGTACGTATAAAGTGTTTGTTAATTTCATACCAGTCGCAGATATAACACAATTGTCTGACCCACTATATGGTGTGGTTAAAAAAAATGCAATTATGGTAGATGGTATATTGTATGCACCACCAAACTATTTACGTATGTCGATGTATTTGGAATTGTCGCGTCCAGCAGGAGATGTTGGTCGATGGGAAAAAGTTCTTAAACGATTGATTTTATTGAATAAAAATTATCCATTGCGTGGAAAAAAATGCGACCAAGAAGAATTCCAACGTTCGTTTGAGGATAGTGACGAGAATAAGGAAAAGGAGGAAAGTGATATTTATAGCATTACTCGTAATTCTTTTATGGATCAAGGATTGGTGTTTTTCGGAGGATTTGCAAATACATTGTATAGCAAATACATGCCACGTCGTGAACGAAAGCAATTGGAGAAAATTCCGGATTTTGATGTTCTTTCAGAAAATCCAGAACGCAGTGCAGTGATAGTAAAGGAACGTTTGTCAGAAAATGGTGTCAAGAATATCACGATGCGAAAACATAAGGAAATTGGGGAAATTATTCCAGAACATTATGAGGTTTTAGTAGGTAAAGAAACAATATGTTTTATTTATAAAACGACAGCATGCCATAGTTACAATGAGATTTTAATCAGTGGTAAAAAAGTGAAAATAGCAACAATCGATACGATGTTGAGTTTTTATTTGGCATTTGTATATAGTAAAAAAGCTTATTATGACGAAGATAGAATATTGTGTATGTCGGAATATTTATTTAATGTTCAGCGAAAAAACCGATTGAAACAAAAAGGGTTATTGAAACGGTTTAGTATTAAATGTTATGGAAAGCAACCAACTCGTGAATCCATGCGTGCCGAAAAAGCTGAAAAATACAAAGAGTTAAAAGATAAACGAAAAAGCAAAGAATACGAAAGTTGGTTTCTACGTTATATTCCAGCAGAAAAAGACAAAAAGGAAAAGAAAAAACAAGAAAAAAAAGATGGAAAAAAGAAAACAAGAAAGGCAACTGGAAGTAAAGCAAAGAAAACAAGAAAAAACAAGAAAAAAAACAAGAAAAAAACAACAACTAGTGAAAACGGTATATTGAATATGTTTGGATTTTGAATATAATACTTTCAAAAAGTTGGAATATTAAAAAAAGTTAAAAAAAACTTGAAAAGAAAAAATTGAAATATATTTTTGGTGAATATATTTCAATTATTAGAAGTATTATTAAAGAATTATTAAAAGATTATTATTGAGTTATTAGAAGTATTATTATTGAATTATTATTTGAAAGATGGATAAATTATTTGATGAAAAGTTGAATGTTGGAAATTTGTTATATTTTAAAGGAAGTTTATTTAATATTTATAATAAGAGTTATTATGGATATAGAATTGATGTTTTGAAAAGTGCTCTCCAGAAATATTTAAGAAGAAAAGAATTGGATAAAATGATATGGGTAATGGTTGAATTATATATGTTTAAGTTTGCTGATGAAAGAGGGAATGTGGTATTGAGTAATATGATAAATAGGGTAAAAATATTTTTGGATGAAGAAATGTGTTTTGATGATTGGGAAAGATATCTGAAAATAATGAATTGGATTGAAGAATTTGAAAAAAATGGTAGAAAAGATATTGATATATTGATAAAAATATGTAAGGTATTGGTGGATTGTAATATGTTAAGGTTAAATAGTGATGTGAAATGTTATTATAAGTTTTGTGTGGATAAATATGGTTATAGTTTATGTGATAGTATAGTGAATAAGAAAAGGATCATGAAATATTTGAAAAAAGAAGATAGTGAGGAAAGTGTTGATTTATTTGGAAGATTTGTTGATTTATTTGAAAAGGGAGAAGAAGATTGTTGTTATTATGCTGTGAAATTAATGGTAAATGAAGAAGAAAGAAAGATAAAGGGTGGGATAAGATTTAGAAGAAAAGGGTGTAGTTATATGGTATGGGAGTATTTGATGGATAAATGTTATAATAAGAAGAATGATAAGTTATTGAAAGTAATGAATTATAGATTGAAAGAATATTATAAAAAAAGAGGAGAAAGGGTGATATTTATGACTGCAAGTATTTATATGTTATTGAAATGTAATGAAATAGATTGGGAAGAAAGTATTGATTTTAATAAGTATAAAATGGATGAAGAAGATGTTAAAAAAATTATAGATGATAGAGAAAAGTTAGTAATAGATAGTTATTGTATTGATATGCACTGCTCCGAGGGTAGGAAAAAAGGTATGAATAAAAAGGATTTTGTATTAGAAGGTGCTCTTGTAGTGGATGAATATAAGAAATATAGTAGAGAAGAATGGAGAAAATTATATATAAAAATAGGTATAGAAAAAGCTAAAAAAAATGATAAGATGATAAAAGAAAAGAAAAAAAATGATAAAATGATAAAAGAAAAGAAAAAAAATGATAAAATGATAAAAGAAAAGAAAAAAAATGATAAAAT